ATTGAAATACAACATCAAAGAAGTTAGTCGGCAATATGCGCTTGGGCTTGTTGGGGATTCGGTTTTTCAATCTAAGCCTGAATTGAGTGTCGCGGAGTTTGTGAGGGACTTTGACGATAGAGAAAACACTTATTTATTGTTCAGTAGAGGTCTGGCATGATATTAGATTTTTTTGCTTGGTTCGGAATGGGGTGTGTCATCGGGCGCATACTTGCTTGGATCTTAAATAGGATGAGTAAGGCATGATCACAGCATTCAAAATCATCTTGTTAATGATCATAATGATATCATTTTTGTCTGCGATTGCTGAGGAAGAACAAGCAAAACGAGATAATATGACGGCTATCTGCATAGCCTCCATGTTTAGTCTTGTCGTCGCGTTTATTGTGCTTTGATAAATAACATTAGGAGGAAAAATCGATGAAAAACCTATTTAAAATTATTGTTACGCTGTCACTTTTGATTTCTGGAACGCTTTTATTCTCACAATCTGCGGCGGCTGTCTGGTCGCCGTGGCAAAAGGAAGCATTCGGCCATACTGCGAGGATTTTCACCGACGACACGAATTACTATTCGGGGGCGAAAACAGTTGACTGGCGGGCGGAAAAGAAAGGTTCTGGAACGCTTTACTACACGGCGGGCGTATACAAAAAACGTTCTGGCGGCGGCTTAACTGATACAAACCTTGTGCAGCGGGGATACTTTAAGCACTCAACACCGTTAAAGTCTTTCAGTGTCAACGAGATTCGCAAGCGCACCGGGAAAGGATCATATGTCATTCAGATCGATTGCTACACAGACGCGAAGAAAAACAACTATGTCGGGACGTTTCAATCCAAGACGTTTTATATCAAATAAGGGGGCTACGGCCCTCTTATCATAAAAGCCGAGAAGGGGAGGAAGTATGGCATATAGGGTATTTGACAAGCGCACGGATGAAACGATTTTCGAAGCGTTTGAGAGTGAAGATTGTGTGTGGTTCATCGAATGCAACTATGATGAAAACGATGACGATTACGAGCATATTTTCGTCGAGAAAATAAAGTAGCGGCGGCAGCCGGGAAGGAGAATGAGGGACATTTAAACTTGGTTTTATGGTATCCTAGAAGTATAGCGAAAACAAAATGTTAAACCTCAAAAAAGTGGAGGGTGTGCGGTGGAAAATACAGAGAAAAAGCTACAAAGTTTAAAAAACGAGATATTTTATGCCCTTAATAATTTACAAACTCGGTATGATGAGGTATCAAAAAAGCAGGAAGAAATAAAAGGGAAAATAGATTCACTTTCATTTTCAGATTTAAAAAGAGGCCTCAACACTGCAGAATATAACCAACTATCACTCGACGCTTATCAAAACGGCGGAGAGCTGCAGGCCTTATCTTTTGCGATCAGTGAAATTCAATGCGTTTGCAATAAAATCGACGAAAACAAATAAATAAGTCCAAGACGGAAAGCCTGCGGACACTGAACTTACAGCATTTATGCTGTTTGTTTGGTGTCCGTTTTTTATTTTCGCAACTTTTCAGTCATATCCCGCGATCACTAGGGTATCAAAAGGAGGCTGAAAATATGAAAAAGTTAAAAAAGAACACACAAAGAAAGCCGGAGAAATTTACTGAACGAGATTTAAGGAACCTGATGGATACAAACAAGCCTATCTACAAAAGAGCCAAAGGTGGGGCATTCAGACAACGATAAGGAGGATTGATCATGAATAAGAAAGAGATCGAAAAGTTGATTAGTAGCTATCATTGGATGGCAAAAGAGGTCCGGAGGTTGCAAAGGGTGCTTTACGGTTCTGATATCCCTATGCGGAGCTGGGGCGTTGCTCAATACGGTTTGGAGGCAGCTATGCCAAAGGGAAGCCCCGGCAAGAGTCAGGCAGAGCTGAGGGATATGGATTTGAGAGAAGAACGGCTTTTTAAACGCCTTGAATATTTTGAGGACCGCGTATATGCGATTGAAGTGGCAGCCTCGAAAATCGAAGGAGAACAGCACAAAGTGATTTATGATTGCATGATGGAAGGAATGAGCTATCGAGCCATTGGTTTCCATCTAGGTATTTCGCGCGAAACTGTACGGAGAATGAAAGACGAAATAATCAACCAATTGTGCCAAGATTGCCGCTTTGTGCAGTTGTTGAATCCTGAAAAATCCGTTGTGTAAAATGGAAGGCAGGACGGGGAGGCAGGTTCCCCTGGTTTACCACTTCATAAAATTAAGTGAGAAAAAAAGCGTCACTGCTAATAAGCGGGGGGCGCTTTTTTGTTCGACAAATTTCGCATGTGGTTCCGTTGTCATTTACTTTCACCGATAATAAGGTGGGAGGTGATACGACTATGACAGCATTAGTACCCGAAAAATACTTAGTTCATTTTGTGAACGGCGAAGTGGAAGAACTACCAAATGACACTGCTAGTGATTTGTTCATTAAATTAGCTAAGGGTTCTCAATGGGAAAAGATCGGTGGGAAACTCATTAATTTCTCAAATGTATTAACTATTACGCCAGTAGGCGAAAAGAAACCAGAGAAACTAAATATATCTCTATAAGAAGCATCCTTCGGGGTGCTTTTTTATATTTGCTGTGATACGCGTCCGGTGAGACTTGGGAAAACAATTGGTGAAACCTAAAAATGCTATAGGAGCATACGGGGGGCATAAAGCCAAGCGCGGGCGCGGCTCAGAGCAAATAAAGGAGAAAAGACTATGATTCTACAACCATATTTACAGGACAAACAGGAAGAAGAACACGAGAAAGCGAGGGAGTCGGCCCGCAAAACTCACAAATGCCATGGATGCGTGTGGGGGACATGGGCCGGGAATAAATACGTCTGCTCGTTTGGGAGCTGCGTAAAACAAAATCCATCGCACAATACCAATTAGTTTCAAAACAAACACAAATCAGAAGGGGGCGGCGGGTGAATGTAGATGGCCGAAAAGCACATTCAAGCACAGAAAGATTACGTCAAAGGAATGAAATACAAGGACCTTGCCGAAAAGTACGGGGTGTCAGTGAACACCATTAAGTCATGGAAAAGGCGGCACGGTTGGGAAAGAAAAAAGGGTGCACCCTCTGAAAAAAGTGTGCACACAAAAAAGGTAGGTGCGCCACCCGGCAATATGAATGCTTTGGGGAACAAAGGTGGCGCAGCACCAAAGGGAAATCAGAATGCTGTGACTCATGGCTTTTTCTCCAAGTTTCTCCCAGAGGAAACGCTTGAGATCATGGAAGAGATTCAGGAACGCAGCCCTGTCGATATGATATGGGATCAAATCCAGATCCAATACGCGGCCATTATCCGGGCGCAACGGATCATGTTTGTAAAGGATAAGGATGACACAGCCAAGGAGCTGTCAAAAGTGAAAGGTCTGATCGTCGGCGACGACATCAAGTACGCCGAAGAAAAGCAGTACGAATTACAATTCGCTTGGGACCGTCACGCAACCTTCCTGAATGCTCAATCGCGGGCTATGGGTGAGCTGCGGAGCTTGATAAAGCAATTTGATCAGCTAGCGCATGAAGAAGATGAGCGGCGGCTTAAACTTGATCAAATGCGTTTGAACATCGAGAAAACGAAAGCCGAAGTCGAGCGACTGAACGACAATGAAAATGACTCAACATTTGAAATTATCATCAAGGATAAAGGTGAGCGATGATGGAAAAAGAAGTGAACCCCCGTTTCAGGGACTTTCTTTTTGATTGGTCGCAGAAATTTTATTTTCTCGTCGGTGGTTACGGATCATCCAAAAGCTATCATGTAGCCCTGAAATTGATTTTGAAGCTACTGCAGGAAAAGCGGACAGCCTTAGTCGTCCGGGAAGTTTATGATACGCACAGGGATTCGACTTTTTCCCTGATTGAAGAGATCATCACAGACTTAGGGCTTGAAAACAAAATCCGGTGCGTCAGCTCACCGATGCAAATACGATTCCCAAATGGCAGCAAGATCATTTTTAAAGGGATGGATAAGCCAGCAAAGCTGAAATCGATCAATAATGTATCAATTGTATGGGTTGAAGAGTGTTCAGAAGTTAAATATGACGGATTTAAAGAGCTGTTGGGGCGTTTGCGGCACCCGAATTTAAAGCTTCATATGATCCTATCAACAAACCCTGTAAGCAAAGGGAACTGGTCGTATAAACACTTTTTCAAAGATGACGTAAATCAGTTCTTTGTCTTGGATGACGAAGAGCTGTACAAAAAGAAAACAATCATAAAAAATAACACCTATTATCATCACTCGACAGCCGATGATAATTTATTTCTGCCTAAAAGCTATATCGAGCAGCTGGAAGACTTGAAAACTCACGATCCAGACCTATACCGCATCGCCCGGAAAGGTCATTTTGGCGTGAATGGGGTTCGGGTTTTTCCTCA